CTTCCGATCTGGAAGAGTTCCTCCTGCCCAACGAAGCCCTGATGCAGAAGGCTTTCTCCAACGCAGAGAGCCTGCGTCAACTCAAGGGTGCCCTGACCGGCACGGCCGAGGGAGATAGCCTGATCGAGCGCGGTGCCATCGATTGGCTGCGCAGCAAAGGCGTGGTGGATGCCAACGGCTTGGTTGATCCGCGCAAGATCCGCCAGGTGCTCAACAAGAACCAGAACATCGTCGATGAGCTGCCCGACCCGGTGCGCCAGCGCTTCCAAGATGAAGTGCAGATGGCCGACGACTACATCGCCCGCATGGGCCAGATTGATCAGCGCCGCGTGACCGCCAAGGACAACGAGCTTGATTCGCTCCTGTCCCGCGCTGTGCGCCCGGATGCTGATGCCAAGCTGATCATGACCACCGCCCTGCGCGACCCGGCAACCATGCGCAAGCTGGTGGACCAGTTGGGCAAGGATCCCGAGAGCCTGGCGGCCCTGCGCCGGTCGGTGTACGACGTGGCCATGGAAGGTGCACAGGGCGGCGGCGCGCTCAAGACGTTCCTGGACACCAATGAGAAGGCGCTCCAGGTCCTGTTCAAGAACACTGGCCATCTGGACGACCTCAAGACCCTGGCCGACCTGCAGCGCCGGGTGAATGCTTTTGCCGGCGTGACGGGCCAGATCCCGGCCTTCGAGTCCCTGGACGAGCAGATGCGCCGGACCTTCGGCTCAGGCATCCAGTGGCTTACGACCACGGCCCGCGAAGCAGCGGTGGGCCGTATCAACCCCAGCACCGGTGCACTTGCACTGATGGTGCGCCTGACAGGCAGCCTGGAAAACACCCTGTATCAGCGCATCTTCACCCGTGCCTTGGAAGATGCCGAGTTCGCCAAGGCCATGACCCAGGTCGGAACGCCCCAGCAGGCCGCCAAGGTGGCCGCTGAGCTGTCCAAGATCGGCATCAGCCCGACGACCTATGTGCCCCGCACCGCAGCTATTCCGAAGGCCATCGCTGCCCAGCAAGCACAGGAAACGGCCCGTGAACCGCGGCCCGCGGCTCCCGCTGCACCGACGGCCCGGGAGATGCTGCGCACGTTGCCCCCGGCTCCGCCGACCCGTGGCACGCAGTTCAACCCACGTCTGCCGACAACCCCGCCGCCTGCTCCGGCAGGCGGCCAGCAGGTGCAGTTGATGTACCCGAGTCTGTTCCCGAACGACCCGATCAGCGCGATGCTTCAGGCCCGCCAGGCCCAGATCGGTCAGAATCGGCCCGTAACTCCAGGACAGTAAATCATGGCGATTGGACAGTTTCTGGGCATCATGTTCCTCAGCCGGGACGTGGCCCACCGCGCACACTGGAAGACCAGAAGCTATTCCCAGCACATGGCACTGGCGGACTTCTACGACGGGATCGTGGACAAGGCTGACGCTATTGCTGAGGCGTACCAGGGCCGCTACCACATCATCCAGGACGTGCCCATCCTGGGCGACGAGGGGGAGCAGGAAGACATCGCCGAGTGCTTGCAGTCGCACCTGGACGACCTGGAAAAGCTCCGGTACATGTGCTGCGACAAGGAAGACACCACGTTGCAGAACCTCATCGACGCAGCCCTCGAGCTGTACCTTTCCACCCTCTACAAGCTGAGGAACCTCAAATGAAAGACAAACCCGTCTGGGAAAAGGCCCGCCCCAAGGGCTTGGGTGCGCCCAAGAAGCTGAGCCCGGCTAAGAAGACCGCAGCCAAGGCGATGGCCAAGGCTGCGGGAAGACCCTACCCAAATCTTGTGGACAACATGCGCGCTGCCCGCAAAAAGAAGTAATATGGCGGGGCGGGGCAACTCGCAGCCTGTGTTCGGTTTTCTCCTTGCTCAACCCTGTTGAGTTGGCCCCGGCTCTTGAGCCGGGGTTTCTTTTTGTGCCTGGTACGCATCCACGCGTCGCATCCACAGGTCGGTGTAGTTGTCGAACTCCCGCCCGCAGGTCAGGAACTCCTTCGTCTCACCGTTCTGCGCCACCATCAAGATGATGCCCTGGCGGATCTTGGTGCCGTGGAGCGCGTTGTGTGCAGCGGCGTACGCGGCCAACTGGATGAAGTAGTCCTCAATCCAGTCGCGGTGCTTCATCTTGTTGGCCTGCTTGAAGTCGATGATCGACTCACACTGACGATAAACCCCGATGCAGTCCGACGTGCCGGCGTACTTGCCGGGATAGTGCAGCGGAATCTCCGCGCCCCACACCTCTTGCACGTTGGGGAAGAACGTCTCGATGAGCTTGTAGCCCATCCAGTAGCCCTTGACCTGCAGCCATGAGCGCGGAACATCCAGCGGACGGTTCAAGAGCAGCCGCTCAACGACGTTGTGCATGTGCGTGCCCACTGTGGCGGCCTCGTTGCGGATACGGTCCGCTTCCTCCTGACCAACCCTCGCGGCCCACGCATCAAGCTCCGTGCGATCTTTGGTGGCCGACAGGATGGTGGTGACGCTGGGCAAGTGCTGCGGGCCGTAGGTCCGGCCGCCGGGGCTGTCGTGGCGTACCAGGGGTTCGTAGACGAACTTGCGGCGAATAGGGATGAGTTGCATTAGATGAGCCATTCCTTGATCTGTTCGCCAAGCACTGCGCTGGCGATGTTGATTTTGTTGCGCAGCGCCTTGACGATGTGCTCGTCCACGGTGCCCGGCGTGAGGAGATCGATATAGGTGACCTTGCTAGTCTGCCCGATGCGGTGCGCCCGATCCTCTGACTGCAGCCGCACCTCGAGGTCGAAGTTGTTGCTGTAGTAGATGACCGTCTTGGCCGCGGTCAGCGTCAGGCCGTAGCCGCCGGTGCGAGGGTTGCCTACGAAGAAGCGCAGATCATCGTTAGGGTCCTGGAACCGCGTAACGATTTCTTGCCGCTCGTCAGCTTCCGTGTCGCCGTAGTACGAAGCCACAGACGTCATGCCGTAAACCTCCTGCAGCCGCAGGCGGATGCGCTCGATGTCCTTGCGGTAGTTGGCCCAGATGATGACCTTGCCGTTGACCTCCTCAAGCGCTGCCAGCAGCTCATCAACGCGGTTGCTGGGGAAGTCAATCTCCGTGCCGTCGTCCAGCTTGGTGTGGCCACAGCAGATCTGGTGCAGCCGCATGAGCTGGGTCAGCGCGTTGTTGGTACTGACAATGCCCTCGTCCAGCACAGACAGCGCCATGAGCTTCATCTGGTCGTACGCCTTGCGCTGCTCTGAAGTCAGCTCCACCTCCCGGCGCAGGTAGACCTTGTCCGGCAGGTCCAGGCACTCGTCCTTGGTCACGCGAAACGAAAAGCCCTCGAGCCGGTTGTGCAGCTCGTCGAGTCGGCGATATCCCACCACCTGCTTGAAGGTGTGCGTGGCCAACTTGCGCTCTACGAGGACCGCGTACCGCGCCTGGAAGGCGTAGAAGCTCGGCATGTTCAAGCAGTCAGCGCCCAAGAACTCGCACTGGGCGTACAGGTCCAGCGGGCTCTTGGTGACCGGGGAGCCCGTGGCAATACGCCTGTACCGCGCATCACGGCCCACCTTGACGATGTTCTTGGTTCGCTTGGCGTTGGGCGTCTTGATGGTGGTGCTCTCGTCCACGGCCATGAAGGCGCTGGTCACCCGCAGGAACGTCTTGGCAAAGGTCACGCCCTTCTCGGTGCTGAACGCCTCGATGTTCATGATCAGGATGCGCAGGCCATCCAGGTAGTTGAACATCCCCTCCATCTCCATCTTCTCCGCCTTGCGCGGGGACGGGTTCCAGCAGGCCATCTTGTACGGCACGTGCTCTGGCATATGCTTGGGGATCTCGGATTTGTACCAATTGCGGTACACGCCCTTGGGTGCCACGATGAGCATCGCGTTGATGTCGCCGCGGTCGTAGAGCAGGGCCGCGTTGTTGATGAGCATGAAGCTTTTGCCAGTGCCCATCTCAGCAAACAGGGCGACCTCACGGTGCTGCCAGAAGCGCTGCAGGTATGCAGCTTGATGGGTGAACGGCTTGTTTCGGTACGGGTATCGGGACAGATCTGTCATCTCTCTTCCTTTCTGGTGGCAGGCACTTGACGGCCTGTGGAAGTAGTGTACACTGATCGCACGTTTCAAGAAAGGAGAGCGTAAACGTGAGTCAAAACCCCACTGTGTTTGTTGTGCAGGAGATGCCCAACCACGACATTGCCTCGGCCATCAAGTTTGGCGAGATCAAGGTCCTGCTGCCAGCCAACACACAGATTGCTTTTTCAACCGTCCCCACGGTTCGCGTGCTTCGCCGCAAGCTGCTGCAGTTCTCTGACAAGGACTTCCTGCTGCTGACCGGCGACCCTGTGGCTATCGGCCTGGCCTGTTCGATAGCCTCGTTCTATAACTCAGGCCGGTACAACGTGCTGAAGTGGGACCGCCGCGAGCGCCTGTACATCCCCATCCGTATTGACACGACCGAGAAAGGAGAGATCGATGAATGACCTCAACAGCCTGTTTGAGCAGGATGCCAACGCCCTGACCATCAAGGACGACGACCTCACATCTGTGGGTGCCCTGGCCAAGCGTGCCAAGGAACTTGAGAAAGAGATCGAGGACCTGGACAAGGTGCTCAGCGAGCGCAAGGAACAGCAGCGCAAGTTGCTCGAGGAAGCTATCCCCGCCAAGCTCGAAGAGCTGGGCATGAAGAAGTTCACGATGGCTGACGGCAGCAACATCGAAGTCAAGCCGTTCTACAGCGCCAGCATCAAGGCCGACAACCGTGCGCAAGCCTTCGAATGGCTGCGTCAGCACGGCTTTGACGACATCATCAAGAACACAGTCTCAGTGCGCTTTGGCCGAAATGAAGACGGCCTGTGCGCTGAGCTCCTGAATCTCCTGCGCGAGAAAAACTACCCAGTTGATCAAGAGCAGAAGATCGAACCCCAGACCCTCAAGGCCTGGGTTCGCGAGCGGGTGGAGCGCGGCGAAGCGTTCCCCCAAGATCTTTTTGGCGCGTACATCGGCCAAAAAGCCACCATCAAATCAGCATGAACCAAGGAACTCTAATCATGGCAAAGAATGAAGTTGCAGTTAAGCAAGAAACCGCAATCGTTTTGGCAGGCGACTTTGAGCAGGACGCTCACAGTGGTTTTGAAGGCATGGGTCAGGAAGACTTCGCGCTTCCGTTCCTGCGCCTGTTGACCAACACCAGCCCAGAGGTTGGCGAGCTTGACGGCGCGATGCCCGGCATGATCATCAACTCGGTGAGCAACCAGCTCTACGACGGCAAGAAGGGCCTGACGGTGATCCCGTGCGCCTACGTCCGTCAGTACATCGAATGGGCTCCGCGTGGCAGCGGCAGCGGTGCACCCCAGGCCATCTACCCGGCCACGTCCGACATCCTGAGCCGCACGCACCGTGAACCGGGCGACAACAAGGACTACCTGGACAACGGGAACTACATCGAAAACACAGCCAATCACTACGTGATGATCGTGAACGACGATGGCATTCCTGAGCCGGCGCTGATCACCATGAAGTCCACCCAGCTCAAGAAGAGCCGCAAGTGGAACAGCATGATGATGTCCACCAAGCTCATGGGAGCCAACGGCCCTTACACGCCTCCCATGTACAGCCACCTGTACCGCCTGACCACGCAAGCCGAGTCCAACGACAAGGGCAAGTGGTACGGCTGGGAGATCGAGAAGATCGGCCCGGTGACCGACCGCAACATCTACATGGCCGCTAAGGCTTTCGCTGAGCAGATCGGCAAGGGCGAGGTCAAGGTCAAGCACGAGACTGAGCAAGGCTCGACCATGGACGCACCATTCTGATGTTTTAGGGGGAGGCTATCGCCTCCCCTTTTCCGATAGAGAGTAAGCATGACCGACATCACCCGGTTTAAGGCGATCTTCAGCGGCCTGGATATCGCTTACGGAACGTACAAAATCAAGGCGGAGCGAGGCGATGGAAAGCAGGCCGGCCAGGCCACGGTGGTTAGGAAACCCCCAACAGATGACCTGTGGGAAAAGCACCTTGAGGGTGTTGAGCCTTCCCTTGGCATCATCCCTATTCGTGCTGACAATACTTGCATCTGGGGCTGCATTGACATTGACCAGTACCCTATTGACCACAAGGGACTGGTTGAAAAAATAGCGCAGCTCAAGCTGCCGCTCGTGGTCTGCCGCAGCAAATCTGGCGGCGCACACGTCTTCCTGTTCACCAAGGAACCGCAGCCCGCGCGCGAGTTCCAGGGCTACCTCAAGAACGCCGCTGCGCTCCTGGGCGAGGCAGGGCGAGAGATATTCCCCAAGCAAGCCGAGATCCTCGTGGACCGCGGCGACACCGGCAACTTCTTGAACCTGCCGTACTTCGGTGGGGATAACGGCACGCGTTATGCCTTCAACGCCGACGGCAGTGCTGCCACATTGGAGGAGTTTTATGAGCTTTGGCAGGCCAATCTTCAGGAGTCGATATCGGCTTTTCCTGATCCGCCGAAGGCACCTGATGCGCCCATCAAGGACGGGCCGCCATGTCTTCAAGCGCTATGTGCTCAGGGGGTTCCGGAGGGCGGTCGAAACAACACGCTCTTCAACATCGGAGTGTTCCTGAAGCGCTCTGCGCCCTCCTCATGGGAAGACAAGCTCGTCGAGCACAACATCAAGTATGTTGGCCCGCCGCTGCCAAATAACGAGGTCCAGCTCATCATCAAGCAGGTGGGCAAAAAGGACTACAACTACAAGTGCAAAGATGCCCCGCTCAACTCATTCTGCAACAGCGGACTGTGCCGTACCCGCAAGTTCGGAATTGGTTCCGCGGGCCCAGACGCTCCGCAAATCGCTTCCCTGTCCAAGTACGCCAGCGAGCCGCCTCTGTGGTTTCTTGACGTTAACGGCCGTCGCCTGGAACTTGATACCGACAGCCTGTTTATGCAGGCTGCATTCCAGAAGGCCTGTGTCGAGAAGCTCAACGTCCTACCTCCAACGCTACGCAAGCAGGATTGGGAACACCTCCTCAACGCCCTGCTGAAGGAGATGGTGGAGACCGAGCAGATCAGTGAGGCCAGCGAGGACACCAGCGTCACCGGCCGCTTCATGGACCTGCTCGAAGAGTTCACCACCCACATGCAGCAGGCCATGGATCGCGACGAGATCATCATGGGTCGGCCCTACACCGACGACGATGAGGCCAAGACCTACTTCCGCATGAAGGACCTCGAGGCCCACCTGCTGCGCAACAACTTCAAGGGCTTGAGCTCGCCCAAGATGGCCCAGCGGCTGCGGGACATGGGTGGAGAGCCCATCAGCCTGTTCCTCAAAGGCCGAACCGTACGCTGCTGGCGCATCCCCCGCTTCAACAAGCAAGACGCGCCATTCACCACCCAGACCAGCCGCGAGGGAAGTCCGTTCTGATGACCGACATCCATAAGATTTTCGGCCCGCCTGGCGCAGGAAAAACGACGTACCTGCTCAACGTCGTGGACCAGGAGCTTGACGCCGGCGTCAGCCCCCAATCCATCGGCTACTTCAGCTTCACCCGCAAAGCCGCCCACGAGGCGCGCGACCGGGCTGTGGCCAAGTTCCCCAAGCTCAACCCGCGCACGGACTTCCCCTACTTTCGCACGCTGCACTCACTGGCCTTCCACGTCCTTGGAACGCGGATCGAGGACATGATGCGGCCAGAGAACTACAAAGAGTTCGCCCAACAGGCGGGCATCGAACTGAGCCTGTCCCAAGATGATGAAGAAGCGTTCGTCAAGGCGGATCACCCGATCCTCAACGAGATCAACCTGGCGCGTATTCGAGGGATTGACCTACGCGAGCATTACAACCAGAGTCGCCTGGACATCGAGTGGCACCACTTCGAATTTGTCGAGCGAACTTATCGTCATTACAAACACGCCCACTACCTGCTGGACTTCACCGACCTGCTGGAACTTGCAGTCATCGAGTCGGATCATCTGCCTGAGCTGGACGTCCTCATTGTGGACGAAGCGCAGGACCTAAGCCGTTTGCAGTGGAATTTGGTCGAGGCCCTGGCAAACAAGGCGAAAAGAGTCTTCCTCGCCGGAGACGACGATCAGGCAGTATTCACCTGGGCCGGCGCTGACGTCAAGAGCTTTTTGTCCTTCCGCGGCCGCATCACCGTCCTGGAGCAGTCCTACCGGGTCCCGGCCCGCGTCCACCACCTGGCCAACAACATCGTCACCCGCATCCACGAGCGCCAGGAAAAGACCTGGCGCCCGCGCGACTTCGACGGCGAGGTCAAGACCTACTACCGCTTCGAGGACGTGCCCATCTCCGATGGCCAGTGGCTCCTGATGGCAGCCACCAACTACATGCTCAACCCGGTCCACGAGTGGCTCAAGAGCCTGGGCCTACTGTTCGAGCGCAACGGCATCCCCTCCCTGTCGGCCAACGTCGCCCACGCCGTCTCCGACTGGGAGCGGCTGCGCAAGGGCCAAAAGATCTACGGCGAGGCCGTCAAGAACGTCTACAAATATCTTGACACAAGCGCCGTGGCCCGAGGCCATAAGACGTTTAAGAATGGTGAAGCAACCGCCAGCTACGACATGGCCCTGCTCAAAGAGCACTTCGGGCTGCAAAGCGACGCCATCTGGCACGAGGCCCTGGCCAAGATCCCCGACGACAAGCGCGAATACCTCATCGCCCTGCTGCGCCGGGGCGTCAAACTCTCCGAGACGCCCCGCATCCGTCTGTCCACCATCCACGGAGCCAAAGGCGGCGAAGCCGACAACGTCATGCTGATGATGGACCTCAGCCCCAAGTTCGCGCTGGAGTACGCGGCCAACGCCGACAACATCCACCGGCTGTTCTACGTGGGTGTCACGCGCGCCAAGAAAACGCTGCACCTGATCCTGCCCAAGCATCAAGAAAAAGGATTCCGGCTTTGAGCACCATTTCCCTCTTCCCGTCCAACGTCGAATGGATGGCACCAGAAGTTTTCCCCAACTTGTCCACAGCCAAGGAGATTGCAATTGACCTCGAAACCTGCGATCCCAACATGGAGTCGATGGGTCCCGGCTGGCCTCGCAACGACGGCTTCATCGTTGGCTATGCTGTTGCTGTGGACGGCTGGGCCGGCTACTTCCCCGTTGCTCACGGCGGTGGCGGTAATCTTGACAAGCGCCGTGTTGAGCGTTGGATGGCTGATGTGCTTGCCACCCCTGCCGACAAGATCATGCACAACGCCGCCTACGACGCTGGATGGCTGGGGGCAGCAGGATTCACCATCAACGGCCGCATCTACGACACGATGCTCGCCGCACCGCTCCTAGACGAGAACCGGTTCAGCTTCAGCCTCAACGCCCTGGGCTTTGACTACCTCAAGGAAGTCAAGTCCGAGCAGGGCCTCAAGCAGGCCGCAGCCGACTTCGGAGTCCACCCCAAAAAGGAACTCTGGAAGCTCCCGGCCATGTACGTCGGCGAGTATGCCGAGCAAGACGCCGCGCTGACCCTCAAGCTCTGGCAGCACTTCAAGCCGCTGCTGCGTCGCGACGAAGTCGAATCCATCTTCGAGCTCGAGACCAACGTCCTGCCGGTGCTGATCGAGATGACCCGCCGGGGCGTCAGGTTCAACCGATCGCGGTGCGAGGAACTGATCGACCAACTGCGCAAACAAGAAGCCCAGCTTATGGACATCCTGCGCAACACGGTCGGCTTCGGCGTGGACATCTGGGCCGCCAAGAGCATCGCCGCGGCCTTCGACAAGCTCTCCATCCCCTACAGCAAGACCGAGAACGGCCTTCCCAGCTTCACCAAGGGCTTCCTGGACTCCTGCCCCCACCCGATTGCCAAACTCATCGTGGAGGCCCGGGAAACCAACAAGACGCACAGCACCTTCCTCGAGCCCTACCTGAACTTCAGTGCCAAGACCGGGCGCATCCACTGCCACTTCAACCAACTGCGCTCTGACGACGGCGGCACCGTCACCGGCCGGCTGTCCGCGGCCAACCCCAACCTGCAGCAGGTCCCCGCTAGGCACGAGATCATCGGGCCCATGGTCCGCGGTCTGTTCCTGCCCGAAGAAGGCGAGCTCTGGGCCAGCAATGACTTCTCCTCCCAGGAGCCGCGCCTGCTGGTGCACTATGCAAGCCTCCTGGACCTGCCAGGCGCAGAGCTGATGGTGGACGCCTACCGCAACGACCCCAACACCGACTTCCACCAGATGGTCGCCGACATGGCCGGCATCAAACGCAAGGCCGCCAAGACCATCGGCCTGGGCCTCATGTACGGCATGGGCAAGAACAAACTGGCCGCGCAGCTCGACCTGGACGTCGAAGAGGCCAGCGACCTCATCAACAAGTTCCACCTCAAGGTCCCCTTCCTCAAGGGCACCGTCAACGCCGTCATGAAGCGCATCGAACACCCCGCAGCCGGCGGAGCCATCCGCACCCTGCTGGGCCGCAAGTGCCGCTTCCCACTGTGGGAGCCCATGGAGTGGGGCGTCAACAAGGCCCTGCCCCGCGAACAAGCCATCATCGAATACGGCCACCGGATCAAGCGCGCCGGAACCTACAAAGGCCTGAACCGCCTCATCCAAGGGTCCGCTGCCGACCAAACCAAGGCCGGCATGGTGGCGCTGCACAAAGCAGGCTTCAAGCTCCTGCTGCAGGTGCACGATGAAGTGGTGATCAGCGTCAAAGACCGCAGCGAAGCGGAAGAAGCCGCGCGGATCATGGCCACCTGCGTGAACCTGGAAGTCCCCAGCCGGTGCGATGTGGAAGTCGGTCCCAACTGGGGCGAGGCCAAATAACTAGGGGCCCCGAAGGGCCCCTTTTTATCACGCCACCTCGAGCAGCTTGTCGAGGTAATGCTTGGCCTTCTCCAAGTCCTGTCGTCCGCCCTTGTCCTTCCAGCGGCTGACGTACTTGACCACGTTTCCCTCCAGGTACCCCAGGTCATTGCTGACGATGTAGTCCCACGGCTGGATCGCGTTCTTCTTGTAATGATCGCCACCCACCTGCACTTCGTTGGCAGGCAAGCCCAACATCTCCGCAATCTCCATCTCCGTGGCCGGCTTGGGGTCCTCGATCGGAGTGTTCACATTGACCTTGAACAGCGTCGAGGCAGTCGCAGGCTGGTGGAGGCCCATCTCCACTACCTTCGTTTCAAACGGACGAATCGCCACTTTGTCCAGCAACGGGCCGGCACGATCTCGAATTTGCTTCTTGGCCAACTTGTACGCGTAGCCAGCAGCAATCTTGTGCTTCTTGGCCAGGCTGTTGACCGAAGCTTCGGGAAAAGCGTCCAGGTCCTTCAGGAACTTCTTCGTCTTCTCAGACATCTTTCTCATTTCTACTCTCCATAAAAAGCGCGCTTTGGAGCGCGAACCATGCGGGCTTGGCCACCTCTTGTGGCTTTCGCACCGGTCGTACCGTCAAGGCTTCCCTCTCCGGCTTCTTTGCAGGGGCAAACTGATTCGATCCCTTCAGATCCACCCCTGGTCCGTGCGTCGTGAACCGGTGCCCGTTCGGGCACCTGTGCCGCCGACGTTTAATCCCACTCTGCAATTCTCTCGTCTCAAAAATCCGGCTACTGCTGCCGCACTCAGGACACTTCATATTACTCCAGATCGTATGTCTTTCAAATGGGCCCCAAGACGAAAAACACTGCTCATCCTCAGCCGCGTCTTCCTGTTGTGCTCATAACGCTGCTTGATCTTTTTCTGATCCCTCTTGGGACGAGGCACATCCACACCCTCACCCAAAGCGTACACCGCCCGCGGATACGACCTCTGGCCAGGGTGATCCGTCACCCACTTGATAATGTGCACCCGCTTGGGGATCGTCTTCAACGGCCGGCGCAAAACATTCACCAGCGCCGCCGCCCCAAAACGATCCAAACCCAGCAGCTCCCCCAACTCGGCTTGAGTCATGGGCCCGAGCTCTGCCAAAAGCTCCAAGGCCCGCGGAACATGGACCGGCTTTGTCACTTGCCCAGCTCCTCCTGCAACTCCTTGATCTCCCGGTAAGCACACATGTAATGCGTCGGGCCCCAGGACCAACAATCGTGGCCATGGGTCATCACGTTGTGGTTCAGGTACAAGTTGATCTGCCGGGCCAGGTCGTCTTTGTCAATGTCCTTCGGGCCATCGGTCGTCAGAATCTGCGCACCACGCAAATAACCGTGGCACAGCTCCAGCAGCTCCACGTGCTTCGGAGTGGGAAGCAAAGTCTTCATACAGAAACCCCCTTCGTTTCGGTTGTGTAGTCGTGAAAAATAACCCCCAGGGTCGGGTCCCCGCGCTTGTGTGACTTGCGCCAGAACACCTTCCCCAGTTTGCTGCGGACATAGTGCCCGCGAACCTCATGCTGGCGGGGCGTGGCATGCGTCCCACCTTTGCTCTCGCCCTCAGCCCGGACCGTCTGCACCACCACGGTGTGCCAGTCGTACAGGGGCTTCTTGTGCTTCTTCTTGCGCTTTTCATTGACGGCCGCGTCGCCCGTGCATTGGTACGTATCCCGAGTCGGGCCATACACACCAGCGGAGAAACACTGGATGTGGGAAATGAGCGTCTTCATGGAGTCCAAGTACAACCTGCGGGCCACCTCGGGTCCGCGCTTGGCAACAGGCAGGCGGGGGTCATACCGCACACTCATCACGTCCCGCTGATCGTTGTCCTCACTCGGGCGCAGCTCCGCTACAAAGTTGGCGGCGTCACGGCCCATCTGCCATCCGATGATGGTCATCTTCTCTGACGTGCGCTCCACGGTCAGTACACTGCCCTTGTCGTAATCAATCTCCGGCGGGATCAGCGCAAACTTTTCGAACGGCAGCGACAGCTCCGTGAACGACATGGCGGCGTCAGGGTTGATACCCCGCTTAGCAAAGTGCTCCCTCTTCTCCTCCATCGGCACTCTGGGGACATCCAGCAGATCAATCCATGTATACTGCGCCGCGTCAAACGGGACGTGCTGCGCGGCAAACGCAACATTGGGGCTCATGTCAATCCTTCCCAAAAGGCGAGGGCGATGGGTTGAGCTTGTTCCACTCAGCCCGGTATTGGTCCAGCACGTTCACAGCATCGTCGTGCCAGCGCCGCGGATCGAGGATCATGCACTCCAGCGTCAGGGCCAACAGGCTCGCGTACTTGGAATCGATGTTCCAGGCCTCCTGCTGCAGCCGGTAGGCCTCTTGCTGGTCCTGTTCCATGCTCCGCTCTGCAGCAGCGTTTATCACGCCCAATGACTTGACCAATTCCCGCAACTCGTCCGTGGAGTAGAACCCCGCTTCAAGCTGCACGCCGCCGATCTTGTAGGTCTTGAACTCGTAATGGGCCAGGTTCTTGACCTTGTGTTTCTTTGTCATGTCCTGCTCCTGATGGCGGCGGCGCAATCTTCTACTGCTTGGTTGTAAGACTTATCTATCAACCACACAGCAGGGCTTGTTTTGCGTTCTTCACACACCTTCGCGCATTCCTCACGCTCATGCGCGGCGACAAGGGCGGCGAAGCG